GGTATTAGTAAGCGAAGATTTTGCATTTGATAAGGGTATGCTTACAATTAGAGGCGACGTTGAATTAGACGCAAAAGTACAAGTTAAAAATGGTTTCAACGTTGTTGTATTACCAGCAGCAAATGCTTAATTAAAAAACGTGGCTATAAGCTTTTCTCTTGGTGCCAACCTTTACTTATAGCCACTCCTTTTAAAAGGAGGTAATAAAATGGCACAACAAACACAACAAGAAATAATAGCAAGTATGACTAACCTAGAGGGTAGCGGACAAGATACCTTTGTAGAAAATTACACCCAACTTGCAATTAATACTTTATATGAAATGGGAATTAGTCAAACATACTTAAATAGTAAAGCTGCATCTTATATTTTAGCAAAAGCTGTTACTGATTTAGTAGAGGACGGAAACCTAAGTACTACTACTAATGAATTAATAGCGACGCTAAGGACAAACCACCCTCATAGTGAGGACGAGGCGACACCAAATGTATAAGCCAGCTAATTTAAGAGAATTTGTAACTTTAGCGGTGCATAAAAAACCAGCAACGCAAATTATTAATGGACATAATCAAAAAACATATAATGTAGTAGGAAATATTAAAGGCAAATTCAAGCAAAAATCTACAAGCGAATTAAATGCTAATGGTTTAAGCGTAGTCGAAGATAAAGTAAGCTTTATAACCTGGTGGAGTAACAGTTTAGAGGCACAAGACATTTTAACAATTAATAATATTGATTTTGAAATAATAGGAACTGTTGAAAATGTAGAAATGAGAAACCGATACGCTGTTTTACAGTTACACCGTATAGAGGGTGGGGCTTAATGGGATTTGACATTGATTTTAAAGGAATTACAAATTTAGCAAATCAAATAGGAGAACTTGGCGACGATGCATTAAAGCAAGCTGTAGACAATGCTTTTACAGCATCTAAAAACTATTTAAATAGTGAAATTGAGAAACTAATGGATCAGAGTATTTATAACTTTAATAAAGGACAAGGCTACTCAAAAGGTAAAGCTAAAGCATCTTTTGAGGTTGTTAGAAATATGCCAGTAATTTGGACTGGAAACACAGCCGAGGCATTTATAGGTGTTAAATTACGAGATGCATTAGAATTTCAATTTATTATATGGGGTACTCCTCATATGGCACCAGATCTTAAATTGCAAAATGCTGTTAAGGTAAAAGGAATTTATGCTAAAGAGGTTAGTAAGATACAACAACAAGAGTTTAACAAGGTAATAAAGGAGGCGTTAAACAATGGTTAATATATATGACGATTTAAGAGAGTTAAATATACCAGTTTACGCTGAGGGTGCAGCACCTCCAACATTACCAAATGAATATTTTACAGTTACCGAATATAACACCAGCACTAATTTAAGCGCTGACAATAATGCTAAAGAGTATTTATATCAGTTTTATTTAAAATGGTACACAAAAGATGCAAGTAAGCTTTTTACTGGCTTACAAACAGCTATTAACTTACTTAAAAGCAAAGGCTACATTATTAGTGGTGTTGGTTATTGGAATAGAACTTATAAAGAGACTTGGTTTTCTCGCCAAGTAGACGTAGACAAAATAGAATATTTAGAGGAGGACTAAATAATATGGCAAGACAATTTAGAGGTGTAAGCCGTTTGGTGTTTGCACCAATTATTGAAACAAGCGAGGGTACTACTTATGGTACACCAGTAGCTATTGTAGGGGTTAAAGCTATTAGCCGTGAAATTGCAGCTGATAGCGAGCAAGTATGGGCTGATAACAAATTACAAGACGAAACATTTGCGGGTACAACAGTAACACGTAATTTTGAAACAATGAGACTTGATCCAGCTATCGAGGCGCAACTTTTAGGTGCAACACAAGTGCAAGTTAAAGCTGCTGGAACTGGTACTCCAGCTGTATATGCTTATGCTACCCCAGCTGACGCATCTAACCGACCATACTTTGCTTTTGGTTATGCTTTACACGACGGAAACGTTGAGAAACCTTGCGAAATCGTATGGGCATATAGAGGTAAAGTTAGATCTATTTCTAAAAGCGCTAATACTATTGATGCTGGAACTGGTAGCGAGGGTCAATCTATTGAGGTTGCATTTGCAGCACCTATTAAGAAATTTACAGCAACTGGTGAAAGCGACTTAGATTTAGATTTACCAGTAACAGCTGATACTGACGTAGATGCTTGGTTTAGCCAAGTAGTTACACCAGATAATGTAGCATCAATAATGGCTTAATTATTTAATTAAAGGAGGCACTAACTAATGGAAGCAATATTAAATGTATATGACGGTTGCGAGAGCGAGAAACCAGTCAAAACTTTTGTATGTAGACGTTTAACTTTTAACGTTGGTACTAAAATAGAGGTTTTAACTGAAAAGATAGCAATGCTTGATAAGTCTAAAAGCGCTAAAAATGCTGATATAAAAGCTATTGAAAAAGAGCAATTAGACTTAACAGTTGAGACTTTGCAAGCTATTTTCCCAAGTTTTACAGCTGAGGACTTTAACGGCGTTGACCCTTTAGAGTATCAAGCATTTATTAGTGAAATAGGAAAGGCTACAGCAACCATTATTAATAGAGCGCAAAAAAACTAATTGAGGGCGGAGTTGTTGGCGAAAATACAACAACGCCCTTTAAATCAACTCAAGAAATTTACTTTGACGTTATAGACGCTCTTTGTAATAGATATATGTCAATTAGTCCTTTTGAAATATTAAAGGCTGATATGAACGACGTATTTGATATTTATGTAAATTGCATTTTACACGATAAAGCATCTAAAAATAAAAGCAAAGAGGACGTTTGGGTAACGTCAAGTAATGCCACTTGGCACTAGAGGAGGTGCGGTAAATGGCTGACAATGAAAGAGAAATAACAACCGTATTTAAAGCTGATATATCACAGTTTACGCAAAGCACCCAACAACTTAATAAGTATGTAGCAACTGTTAATGCGGAGTTTAAAAATGCCACTGCATCTATGGGTAAGTGGAACGATAATGCCGACGGTTTAACAGCTAAATTAAAACAATTAAATGGAGTATTAGCAGCTGAAAAACAACGTTTAGATGCTATTCAAGCTGAATATGACGACGTTGTTAAAAAGCAAGGAGCTAATAGTAAATCAGCTCAAGAGCTTTATATTAAGCTTAATCAGCAAAATGCTAAAGTTAAAGAAACTCAAAAGAATATTGATTACTATAGCAAAAGCTTAAAAGATTTAAGCGACGCTGGAGTAGAAACAACTAAGGATCTGAATAACCTAAACAAAAAATTAGACGAGCAAAAACAAGCTGCTAAAGATTTTGGTAGCGGTGTTTTGAAAGGGGTAACAGCTGGAGTTGTTGGCTTTGGTGCAGCTTGTGTAGGAGCCTTAAAAGGACTTAGTAGCTTAGTAGAAAATACGCAAGAACTAAGATCAGAACAAGGACGCTTAGAGGCATCTTTTAAAGCTGCTGGCTTTACAGCTGAGGAGGCTAAACAAACTTATAATGAGTTTAACAGCATCTTAGGCGATACCTCGAAAAGTACTGAAACTTTGCAACAACTAGCTATGTTTAGTAAAAGCACTCAAGATTTAAGTGACTATACTAATATCTTAACTGGTGTCTATGCAAAATTAGGCGATAGTTTACCAACAAAAAGTTTAGCCGAGGGTATTAACCATACAATACAGCTAGGAAATGTGCAAGGCTCTTTAGCTGATGCATTAAAGTGGGCTGGTGTCAGTGTTGAGGACTTTAACACACAATTAGAGACATTAACAACTGAGGAGGAGCGTAGCGCTTTAATTAATAAAACTTTAACTGGTTTATATGGCGACGCTGCAACTCAGTACAAAGAAACTAACAAAGATATTATAGCTAATACGAAAGCCCAAAACTCGTATAATCAAACTATGGCTGATATAGCAACTAAAGTAGCTCCAGCTGTTACTGAGTTTAAGTTAGCTATGGTTAATGCGTTGCAAATGGTTTTTGAAAAATTTAACCAAACCGATATACAAGGGTTGATTAGTGGAATAACTGACTTATTAGTTAATCTGATCACAAAAGTAATGCCACCATTATTAAATGCATTACAATGGGTATTAGATAATCTTAACTGGCTTGCTCCAACAATAGGTATAGTAGCTGGTGCTATTGTAGGTGTTACAACAGCTTGGAAAGCTTACCAAACTATTGTTAATTTAGTAAAAGTTGCACAATTAGCTTTAAATGCCGTTATGGCAGCTAACCCAATTGGCTTAGTTGTAACTGCAATAGCTGGCTTAGTGGCAGCATTTGTACTATTATGGAACAAATGCGAGGGCTTTAGAAACTTTTGGGTCGGCTTATGGGACGGCATTAAAAAAACCGCATCAATGGCTAAAGACTTTATAGTTAATATATTCAAAGGAATAGCTGAGGTTTTAAAGGCTCCATTTAACGCAGTCATTGCATTAATTAATGGTGCTATAGGCGCTTTGAATAAAATAAGCGTTGATATACCCGACTGGGTGCCTCAATTTGGCGGTAAAAAGTTTGGCTTTAACTTAAATACCATACCTTATTTAGCTAAAGGAGGAGTTGTAAATAAACCAACTTTAGCTATGATAGGCGAGGCTGGTAAAGAGGCAGTAATGCCTTTAGAGAACAACACAGCTTGGATTGATAAGTTAGCCGATAAATTAAGCTCTAAAATGGGTAATATAAATACAGTTAATAATTTTAATTATACTTTTAAAGGTATGGAAACAACTAAACTTGCTTTACACAAAGCACAATTAGAAACGAAAAGACTTATAGGAGGTTAAAAAGATGCAATTAATATTAACTAATAAGCAAGGTCAAACTCTTGACCTCCTAAATAGTCGAAATAGATTTATTTTATATAAAGCTGATGCTTTACACGGTATTAATACTGATATTAGCGATAATACCAGCCCTTATATTGACGGTACAATTATAGAAAGCGTAAGAGCTTTACCAAGGTCTATTGAGTTAGGCTTTAAAATTGTAGGAAATGTACAAGAGAGTATTGATTATATAACTAGCTTTATTAAAAGTAAGCAATATGTCACTTTAGAGGAAAAAAGCGACGATAAAGATATAACTATTAAAGGTATCGCAACAATACCACCATATACACGTATGCAACGTGCTTGTGCTTTAACGTTAACTATTTATTGTGGGCAACCATATTGGGAAGATGCAAAGTACTTAGTAGACGTTTTAACACAATATCTAGACCTTTTATATTTTCCAGTTGAGGGGCAATATTTTACTGAAATTGGTAGACCTTTTGGTGCTATTGATACTGATATGGAAAAGACATTTATTAATAATAGTGATACTAGCGTAGGTATGTTAATCGAGTTGTTAGTCCTAAACGGAACTATTGTTAACCCTAGAATAAATTGTAATAGTGGAGAACAAGTAGGCTGGTATATGCAACTTGATTTAACATTAAATGAAAATGACGAGTTGCGTATAAATACTGTTAGAGGACAAAAATACATTACTATTAATGGATCTGATATTTATAACGGCGAGCCTATATTAAATTATTTATATTTTAAAGGTAGTGACTGGTTGCAGCTTGAAACTGGCGAGAACAGTTTTAATATAAAAGCTGAAATAAACGGAACTATAGCAGCACCTACAAACGCTTATTTTACTATTACTTATAAAGGTAGGTATGAATAATATGATACCTTATGTTGAAATAATAAAAAAAGATACTTTAAAAAAAATTAGTATGGTAGAGCCTAGCGAGTGCTGGGCTGAAATATCATACAACGATATAGGCGAGGCTGAAATATACGCTGGTGCATCTAACGTTAATATGCAAAGTTTAATAATTGGTAACTATGTAAAATTACCAAATAAACCATACATATGGGTAATAACAAGCATCAATTACACATACGTAGAGGGCGTACCAATGATAAGCGCAAAATGTAAAGAGGCTAAATGGTTACTGTATAAACGAGTGATACAAGAGCCTTTAGAATTACCAAACAAAGTAGCTTTAGCTGTAGAGCAATTAGTTTATAATAATTTAGGCGCTGGTGCAGCACCAGCAAGAGTAATAAATGGCTTTACTGTAGCTGCGAGTGGTTTAGATATATCATTAACTGATACACAAGCAGCTAGAGCTAATTTGCTTGATTTTGTAACAAACTTACTTAAGACATATAACTTAGGCTTTACAGTTATTTATCAAAACGAAAGTTTAATATTTAAAGTTATACAAGGACAAGACATAAGTCAGTCGGTGCGCTTTAGCCAAAGTTTAGACAATTTACTAGAAAGCAGCTACTTACTAGACGATAGCAATTTAGGTACTAATGCGTTAGTAGTAAGTACTGTAGATAATGTCGACTACCCAGTAAATTATGATTTAGGAAAAACTGGAGTAGATAGATCCGAGATTTTAATTAAAAGTAACTTGTCAACTGAATATACACCCAACGGAGCTACTGATCCAGTTAAATTAGATTTAACTGTACCAGCTGATAAAGCTTTATATGAAAGCTGGCTTTACCAAGAGGGACGCACTAGCTTAAATGATTATGTAGAAAAGAAAGCAATAAATAGTACTTTAGATTTAGCTAACTCGCTTTATGAGTTTGAAAATGACTACAACGTAGGCGATATAGTAGGAATAATAGACGATTATTTCGATTATGATGCTAAAGCTAGAATTATTAAGATAACAATTAACCAAAACGCCAACGGCTATGGCGAGGAGGCTGAATTTAAGGAGGTATAATAATGGCTGAAAAATCTTTATTTTTTAATGCATTGCCAGATCCACAAAGTGCAACTGGTTACGATAGAAATTACAACGCTGACGACATTAGCGACTGGTTAGCTGTTGTATGGGACACTGGAGTAGTAAAAGGAGGCTTAAAAGTTGTTGCTACAACTGGTATGACTGTAAATGTTGATATGGGTAGAGCAGCTATTAACGGTAAAGCATACATTAACAAAGCCGTATTACCTTTTACACTTAGCCCAAATGGAGGTGCTAATTCACGATATGACTATATCGTAATTAGATATAATAATAATATTAGCGCTAGAACTATTACTGCTGAGTTAGTTACTGGTACTACTAGCATACCAACAACAGCTGATTTAACACGTAGCAATAATATATACGAGGTTATGTTAGCTTATATTGAGGTTGCACCTAATGCATCTAGTATTACGCAAGCTAATATTACTGATACTAGAGGCTGGGGAAATCGAAAGAACATTGACGGACAATTTATAGACGATAGCGGTAACCCAATACCAGTACAATCTTTAGGCAACTGCTGCCCTTACTTTACAGCGGTAAAAGGTTATGACGACTATTACGATGCCATTGTACAAATGTATGAAAGTGTTGTAACAATTCAGTCATTAAGCACTCAAGTTGTTACTAATTTACCAACTAGCTTATATAATGATAAGTATAGCACTATAGAGGTTTATACAAATGGTATAAAAGAAATTTCTAGCGCTTATACAGTTAATACAGCCAGCGAGTACATTACAATTACATTTAATGCAGCTAAAAACGCTGGTGCTAAGATTACTGTAGATTTAGGTAACTTTATAGACGGCGAGGGTTTAAGCACAGCAATAGCTGGCTATACGCAATTCACGCAAGACATAGCCGAACTACAACAAGCTAATGAGTTTAACTATTACTGTAACGGATCTGACGATAATATTTTAATTACAAACTTTGTTAATAACTTTATTAACGGTGGTAACGATTATAAGAGCTTAAAACTAAATATCATAGGTAACTTTGGTTACTCGTATATGGTAGGTGGTAGCGGAACAAGTATTAGTCCTTACCAATTATTTAACTTTGTTAACGGTAACCGTAAAGTTATATTAGACTTTAGCAACTGTAGTGCCGTTAATGTTAACGTAAGTGGTGCATATGTAAACATATTCAATATGTCTACTAGCAATATTACTATTAATAGTCTTAACTTAATTGCAAGTGGAACAGCTACTGGTACTGTTATTAGAGTATTTAATACCCCTAATGCTATTATTGAGTGCAATAATTGCCGTATGTGGGTAACTGGTTACCAAGATAGTTTAATTAGCTTATGTGGTACATTTAATAATTGTAGATGCACTGTAACCAATTTAATTAATAACTCATATTGTTTCTTAACTAGCGCAACTGGTATGTTAACGCTTAATGGTGGAGTTTACTATGCATATTGCGGAACAGCTAGCAATTTAAAGGCTGCTGTAGTAGCACAAAGTGAAAACGGAGCAGTTAGCTTACTTTATGGAGTTGTTGCTCCAGCAATAACTAAGAGTGGTTTTAAACAAACCAACGCTATTTTACAATTTAACCAAAATGGTAACTATATTAACTGTAGAGACTTAGTTAGTGCTTTAACAGTAGATGCACAAAGTGGTTACTCAACAATAACTGGTACTATAAGTGTAAATAAGATTATCTAATTAATATTACTAATATTTAAAAGGCTGTAAACGTTGATATTTCAACGCCTACAACCTTTTTTTATTTTATTTTTATTTGCAAATTGTAAATATTTGTATTGACTATGTAAATAAAAAGAGTATAATATAAGTAGATAGGTAATAAGTCCTATGGAGGTAAGACAATGGAGTTTGAAACAATTAAGCAAAATGAGCTAGTAATGTTATATCAAAAAGAAACTGATTATATGATTATGTATATTAAAGGACAACGCCAATTTGATTTATATGACACTGACAAAAACGGTAACCCAACAACCTTAGCCGCAACTTTTAAAACTTTAAAAGATGCAAAAGATGCAGTTAAATATGTATATGACGCTATGTATAACTAGGAGGTAGCAATATGACTAGAGAAAGATTAAAAACATACTTACCAAACAATACTAAAGCGATTTATTATAATCAAATAGTATGCTGGAATAACAGTAACTATGGCGAGTGTAGTAAACATTTCAAAGCTGAAACCATAGAAGAATTAAAAGCAGCTATCGAAAATTGGTTAAAAGATAGTGCCTTATATGGAACTGTAAGTAATGTAGAATATGGCAAGATTTATACTTGTACTGAAATTAAAGAATATAAAGAGGTTAACGCATAGGAGGTAACAATATGAAAAATAAATATTATTATAACGGTCAACTAGTAAGAACAAGCAAAAATTTATATACTCACGCTATATATTACAATGATAAGCTAATAGCTTGTTGTGGTAGTCATATAAATGCTTTAAAAAGATTAAAAAGCGAGGTTAATTATGTAACCAACCCAAATATATGCAGTTATGCTGGCTGGGGTAAGCCAATAAATGCAAGTAATTTAAAAATAGTAGAATTAAAAAAGGTTAGCGCTTAACCATAAAGCGCATCTATAGGAGGATCTGATATGTTGAGTTCTCAATTTTTGGTGCATAAAGATACTTGCGCTGGTGGTTATGTTTATTTTGATAGATTTGGCTTAAATGATTACGTTTATAGTTATTTAAAAAAATATTATGATTATTTAGACGTTACTGAAATTATTTATTCAACTTTAATACTTGACACTAAAAAACCTAAGTTAACAGTTCGTTTTGAATGTATTGAAAGTGTTTATAATGAACCTTTACTAACATTTAGTGTAGAAGATAAGTTGAATGAGTGCGGTCATTCTTCTCCAAAATCTATTAATGAAAATTTTGATATTGATGCTTATATTGATGCTTGTATGAAATCTTTAGGCTATTCAAAATCATTAAATTTATTTACTGTAATGGGTTTGTAAGGTTGTTCCCATATAAAAAAATCAACTAGCCTATGGGCTAGGAGGTAACAATATGAAAGTTTTAAGAAATACGCAACTAAAAGGAGTAATAAGCAAAGAAAGAGCTTTAAAGTTTCTAGGCTTAGAACTAAGAGTACAGCATCAAGTAGGTAATGTAGTTATAGACATATCAAGAGACGATATGGGCGACATTAACATAGATTATATTGAGGACGGCGAGCCAGCTGGTGGCGAATTTGAGGAAATTTAGAGGTAAATAAATATGTCATTAAAATTAGTAGTATTAGTTAGAGAGTATGACTTGGACGGAAACCCAGTTATAACTCGATTTACTAACCCAAGATTAGGCGATTTAGAGCGCTGCAATAAACATAATTTACGTGTTACTGGCAAGCCTATTGAGGTTATTGATTATTTTAAAAGTTAGGAGTTAAATAGAGAGCAATATGAATAGACAACAAATATTAAAAGGAGGAAATAACAATATGTATATTTTAGATATTATAAGTGATCCAAACTATTTTATTTTGTATCACAATGAAACAAATGTAAAGATTAGCAAAAAAGCTAACACATTAGACCAAGCTAAATCCGCTTTAAAGCAACTAGGAATTACTGATCTGGTTATTAAAGGAGGTGCTGACAATGCCTAATGATATGCGTAGTATTAATTTGAAAATATTAAGAGTTAGAAAAAATTTAACACAAGCTGAATTAGCCGAAAAGGTAGGAGTAAGCAACCCAACTTATAACCTAATAGAACAAGGCAAGCGCAAAGGCTCAATTGAGTTTTGGGTTAAACTGCAACAAGTATTTAATTTGACTGATGCGGAAATGTGGCAATTATACTCTAATAAAGAGTATGCTATAAACCAACCACTAAATGTGGAAAAGAGGTAATATAATGAATAGAAAACACATATATAAAGGAGGAAATAACTAGATCCTAGTAGACTAGGTTGCTTACACGTCACTAATGAACGTAAGCATAAAATAAGAGAATTGAGGCACTAAGTAGAAAGCCTAGCGTTAATTTTCCATAATGCTAGATTTAGTATTATGGTTAGTTATGGACTATATAGTAAGTGTAAGTGGAGGTATAGGTAGTTATATAACTTTGAAAAGAGTTATAGCTAAATACCCTAGAGAAAATGTAAAAGCCGTGTTTTGTGATACATTATACGAGGACGGCGACTTATACGAGTTTTTAAACAAAATAGAGCAAAAACTAAATATAAAAATTATTAGATTATGTAGCGGTAAAACGCCAATGCAGTTACAAGTAGAAAGCAAGTTTATATTTAATAGTCGTGTAGCTGCTTGCAGTAAAGAGTTAAAAAGTAAAGTATTTAATAACTGGTTGAAAGAAAATTACCAACCTAGCGAGTGCATTTTATTTATGGGTATTGACTGGAGCGAGGCACATAGATGCGAGGCTATTACTAGAAACTATGCACCTTATAAAGTAGAGTACCCATTATGTAATGAAATGCATTTCAAACAAGAATATTTTAAGGAACTGGAGCAAGACGGCATAAAACTACCAAGACTTTATAAAATGGGTTTAACACATAATAACTGTGGTGGTAGATGCGTAAAAGCTGGCATAGGACACTGGCTAACTTTATTAGAAAAAGACCGCAATAGATTTTTGGAGGCTGAAAACGACGAACTAGCCTTACAAAGATTAATAGGCGAGGAATACACCCACTTAAAAAGAAAAGGTAAGCCTTACTCTTTGCACCAACTAAGATTAGATAAAGAAAGCAAAAAAACTTTATTTGACTTTGAGGAGTGCAACGACTTTGGGGCTTGCTCTTGCTTTAGCGACTTTGACGAATAAATGTGACAGTTTGTAATAATTTTTAAAAACGGAGGGTTAAATATGGCAAAAAACAAAAGAAAAAATGAAATAAAAAATAGTTTTGGCTGGTTAACTGACGACCAATCCTATAATGATTTTTTACAAGAACTTGAAAGCAAACACGAAACTTGCAAAACTGATGCTGGATCTGAAACCAGCAAAAATGCAGTTAAATAGGAGGTAATAATATGAAATTACACGAGTTAAAAATTAAAGCTGAATATATGGAGGCTATAGCACTTGGACGTAAAAATTTTGAACTACGCAAAAATGATAGAGACTATCAAGAGGGCGATTTAATAAAGTTTAATGTGGTAGACAAAATAGGACAAATTTTTACTAAGGACTATATTTTACGATACGAGCAGCAAGGAATTGGTTTTTATAAAACTTTACACTTAACCGAGGAAATTTACAAAATAACTTACGTGTTAAAGGACGTGCCACAGTATGGTCTAGATGCTGAATACTGTATATTAGGTATTAAAAAAATAAATATAAAGGAGGACTAAATAAAATGGCAAGGCGTATTAAATACTTTGCTGGGCAAAAGGAAACCCAGCCAATTAAAGATAAAAAGCAGCTACAAAGCCTTTTATATTACTTACTTAATAAAATAGATAAGGCTAAAAGCGACGTTAAGAAATATCAAGCTTACCGTAATTATATGCTGGTGCTAGTTGGCTTAAATACAGCATTTAGAGCTGAGGACTTATTACAACTAAGGGTATGTGATCTGAACGGCTATATCAGTATAAAAGAGAATAAGACTGGGAAGATGCAAAACTTTAAAATGAATAAAGACCTTAAAGCTGAGGTTGATAAATATGTAAATACATTTAACTTAGGTCGCTATGAATATATGTTTTTAGGTCAAAAGAAAATAGTAGACGGTAAACCTTATTCATTACCTATTAATCGGCAACAAGGGCATAGAATAGTTAGCCGAGCTGGTAGAGCCATAGGCATACAATTTGTATTTGGCTTGCACAGTTTGCGTAAAACTTTTGGCTACCAGTACATTAATAACGGCGGTCAAATATTAACTCTAATGAAAATGTATAACCACGATAGCCCAGACGTTACATTACGTTATGTATGTTGGGGTCGAGAAGATGCCGAGAAAGCAAGAGAGGGTGTTTATTTAGGAGTTAAGAAATAATGCAAGAACTATATAAAATATTATGGAAAGAGGCTAATAAAGATTTACAACAATTTTATTTGAATTTAGCCAAGCGCCACCATAGTAATAAGATTAATTATAAAAGCTTTTCTAATCAAGAGCGTAATGAATATTGGCGCTTAAAAAATAACTTAATTAAAGCAAGATCAGATTATAAAAGGAGTTTAGACAATGACAATTAAAGAAGAATTAAAAAAGAGATTAAATAATTATAGCAAGGAGGAACTTTTAGACGCTTTATTGCAAAGTGGCGCAGCTACAGCCTTTGTTATAGAAAAATGTAAGGCTTTATATGGTGTTAAAGATGCACCAGTAAAAAAAACAGCTAAAAATAAAGATGCTGATGCTGGAACAGCTAACACTGAGGCGTTAAACAATGGAAAATAAAGACTTGGAAAGAGTAGTAATGTTTTTAGCATTACCAAAAGAAAGACAAGAGAAGATAATAAATAAGGTTAACAAGGCAGCTAAATTGGCTTGTGAATTTTTAATAAAGAGTGCTGACTTAATGAATAAAGAACAAAAATAAAAGGAGTTTAAACAATGACAAATATAGAAAATAAAGAACTAACACCAGCCCAGCAACTTAAATACGAAAAAGTTGTTAAATCTATAAATCAAATTGGTAAAGACAATATTTTACCTAGTAGTATTATAGACGAATTAGACGAGCTGGTAGAGGCTTTAGTATCAGATCCAGTTAAACAAACTAAAGAAATAAGTAAAGATGCCTTAAACAGTCTAATTGAAAAATTAAAAAATGAACAACTACAACCAATAGAGCCACCAGCAAAACCAAATTATATAAACATTGCTTTAGCTGCTAATGGTAATTTAGTTGTAAGAACTGGAGATATAGATAGAATTGATTACCTTTCTAACACTGGAAGATACAGTCTTTATTTAAAGAATTGTGACGACATATATTATTTAACTGGAGCATCATACAACGACTTGAAAAACATTTTAACAAGTGGTAAAACACAATAATATTTTACAAAAAACACGCATTTTACGTTAAAACAGCTTACGGTATCATTTTTATAAAAAAAGGGTAGATATAAAAGAGGGTTAAAAGGGCATAGGTAAAGGGTTTTTAAAGGTTTTAAGAGCCTTATGAAAAAATTATACACTTTTAGGGGTTATGTATCATTTTCGAGGCGCATTTTTGCATCTAGTTTTTAATGCTACTTAACTGCTGAAAATTAAAGAAAGGACAATAAAGGTAGTAATATGTTTTATTCAAAAAAAGATATTTTAAAAAAAGAAATTGAAAGCAGCAAGCTTGCAACAATACACAAAGGCGACAAGGTTAAAATAGTAAACTGTACTGCATTAGGTTACAACTGTTTAGAGGCTGAACGACATAAAGGCGAGGTTTTAGAGGTATTAGACGAGCCTAAACAAATGGGTGGGGGTTGGTGTTTAAAAATTGAAAAAGAGGGCTGGTTTGATATTTTATTTTTAGAGAAAGTTTTAAGGTAATAAAATGGGAAAAGAATTTAATGCTAAAAAAACTAAGCATAGTGACTTGCTAGTGGAGTTGGAGTGTCTTTATGATTGTGCAAAAATTGAGGCTGATTGGGTAAAAGGCCGTGTTATCACTTATGCGGAAGAACACGAACACAACGAGGCAATTAAGCCTTATTACGAACATATCAAACAAGCCTTAACAACCAAAAGCAAAAAGGAACAAGCTTTTGATATTATAAAAGAGAAAGGCGTTGATATTGACGTTTTCCAAAGCTGCAAAACACTTAATGAATATAATTACAGTGTTGTTTATATTGTTGGAGAACCTAGAGAACTAACTCAAGCTGAATATTATTTACTAAAGGAGGTGTTATAAAATGAGTAAAGGGTTAGATGCATTAGAAAGAATAGGTGCTGAAAAATTATCAAGAGGAGAACTTATTAGAAATGATAATAAAGTTGAGCCTTATTATAAAACCATTGAAAAAGAACTAAAGGCTTTAGAAATTATTAAGAAAAAAGATATTGATATTTACCTTTTCCAATTTTGCAAAACATTTAATGAATATAATTCAAGTGTTGTTTATATTACTGGAGAAACTAGAGACATTACTCAAGAAGAATTTACTTTATTAAAAGAGGTATTACAATGAAAAAAGAAATATTGGAAATGGCTTTATATAAAGTCGTAACAGTTGAATTTAAAGAAAGCAATAATAAATATTATGGGTGGCTGGTTAAAGATAAACATTATAAGAATTCTTATTGCGTGCTGCCTATAAATCATAAGCGCGAAAACATTGTCGTTTTTAAAACAAGCGCTGTTAAAACAATAACTTATGATAGTAATGGAGTTGTTTTAAAATAAAGAGGGAAATATGACTAATACTGAGGTAAACAACAAACTTATCAATAAAGCTATGAAAGACGTAGCCGACCGTGTTAATAATAATTTAGCAATTATACACAAAGGCGATACAGTAAAGCCAATTTACTGCTATGAGGCTATAAAATATCAAGGACAAATATTTAAGGTTTTATCAGATCCAGTTAAACAAGGTTATAACTGGGTAGTAGAACTGGAGCAGCTAGGACTATTTGATTTAGGGTTTATTAAGAAAATTTAAAAGGAGGAAAAAGAAATAATGAAAAGATTAAAAACTATCGAGGCACAAGTTAAAGGTGCTTTAGTATCAGATCCACGTACAAGAGGAGACGACTTTATATTAATGTTAGAGGTTTATAAGAACTATGTACCTTTAGACGTATCATTAAGTGAGGTGCTAAGCCAACATAATAAATACAACTTACCAAGTTTTTCAAGTGTTGTAAGAACTAGACGAAAATTACAAAATGAGTACCCTAGTTTATTAAATGAAAATGTTAAAGTTTTGAGAGAAAAGCAAGAGCAAGATCATTTAGATTATGTTAGAAAATAAATAAACATTTTGAAAATATTTTTTAACAAATGGTTGAAAAATGATACAAAATATTTATAATAATAAATATAGGGCGAAATGCTCTAATCGTTGGTAGTAATGGCGGTTGCTACTAGCAAAAACTATATACTACCAACTTGGCATTTACCCTAGAGAGCCGCCACTCAACTAGGGTAGATGCTTTTATTTTTAAAGTTAGAAACGAGGTTAAAAAAATGGCAACAGCAAGCAAAAAATATTACTGGCTAAAATTAAAAGACGACTTTTTTAGAGACAAGCGCATTAAAAAATTACGTCGAATTGCTGGAGGCGATACCTACACAGTTATTTATTTAAAACTCCAATTATTAAGTTTAAAAAACAATGGAGTATTAATATATGAGGGCGTAGAGGACACTTTCGAGGAAGAACTAGCGCTAGACATTGACGAGGACGTAGACAATGTTAAAATAACTGTATCGTTTTTAAAAGCTAATGGTCTAATTGACGAGGAGGCACCTAATCAATTTACAATGACTGAAACTATTAAGTGTATCGGTAGCGAAAGCGATAGCGCAGCTCGAGTAAGAAAGCACCGAGAATTAAAGGCACAACAACAATTAGCGTTACAATGTAACGGTGCTGTAACAACAAGTAACATAGAGATAGATATAAGAGATAAGAAACAAGATTTAGATATAAGAGATAAGAAACAAGAATTAGAGACAAAAGATAAGATGCAAGAAGAAAGTACCGAGCTTGCAGCTCTACCAGCTAACGCTGGCGATAACGGTCAACAAATCGTATCTTTCGAGGAACAAGCTTTTAATGAATTTTGGAAACTATACCCTAAGAAAGTGAATAAAAAAGGAGCCTTTACTAGCTTTAAGAGAATTAAGCATCTTAAAACTGAACTACCTTTAATTTTAGCAGCTGTAGAAAAGTTTAAAGCATCTAAGGACTGGCAAAAGGACAATGGACAATTTATACCACACCCACAAACCTTTATTAACCAAGAACGTTGGAAAGACGAAAAAGAATTAACTAGAGAGCAACAACTTAATACTATAGATATGCAAGGTTGGGTATAAGATGCAATT